TCCAAGTGATCCACCTACAGCGCAAACATCTTGTGTCATACTATTATATGATGGTGAAGATGCTGATGGAGGCGCTGATCTTATATTTGAATTTGTTGTACTATTTGTAGTGCTATTAGAACTTGATCCAGATTGATATGTAGTAGTTGCAGTAGAAGTGTAGCCACCTTCAATTGCGGTGTTAGATCCAGATGTATTTGTTTGTGTAGATCCAGGATAAGCTGGTTTAATAAATGTTAATAAACAAACTAATATAATTAATATTCCTGTAAAATAATAATTCATACTTTTACCCATCGTATTTTACTTCATTTTCAAAAGATATATCTGTTGCATAATCTTTTTGTTTTTTATAAGTTCTTTTACATTTACAATCATTACATTTACAAATACCCACACTATTTTCTTGTAAATTATTTTGACAATGGCAATCGTTCTTACAGTTTTGACATTTACTCATCTTTTTTTTGCCAACTAAAAAGCCACCCTAGAAATTTTTTCCATTGTTTTCTAACCGGTCTTACAATCCATTTTTTAATCATTTTTTTTCTCCTCAATTTCGTAGAAAAATTTATCGGTGTCTTCAGTTATCCATTTACCGGAATCCTCTACGTTCCACTCTGATGTTTGTACCTTCCAATCAGGAATATTATCTTTCACAGTGAAAGATGGTAAATCCCATATGATTCGATTGTTAGGTTGTGCTGCATAATTGCCGTCATCTAAGGCTATTATGTGAGCGCACTTATGTTCGTGCGGTATTTCGGAATGCTCCGTATCTACTATATTACTCTCTGGATGTGCAAAGTCAATGGTAAAGAGATAGTTACCGTGATGCCATTTTTTATCTTTACCTATATATTTTCCATGTTGACCACTTAAAATATCATAATCAGTAATAGCAGGGTAATAACTAAAAGAATTCCAAAGTTGTAATTCATCAAGTCTTTTACGTGGAACAGTTGACGGTTCATAACCACGTTGAATAAAAGCCGTAATTGGGAGCCTATAAAAGACTGCGCCGTTTTCCATAATAGCGTGCCATAAAATAGCACGACCTGTAATACAGCTAATACCAAAGATAATACAATCTTCAACTTCTCCATGATGTTTTTTGTTATCATATAGATACTCCTTTCTTATTTGTGCGTAAATTGGTGGTATGTTTGCATTTAAATATGCCATAATAATTATCCATTTATTTCCCCCCAATTGTTTCCTGATTCATAGTCTACTTTATTAGGGATTTTTAATTTAACAGCATTCTCCATAATCTCAATAATTTTTTTAGCTTGATCGTTTGACTCTACTGAAATATCAAGTTCATCATGTATTTGTATATGTGGTACAATGCCCTCTCTATACAAATCTAACATTGATTGTTTAGTCATATCTGCAGCAGATCCTTGTATTAATTTGTTTAGTGCTTTGTATGTAAAAGCTCTTCTTATATTTGCCTTTGTAGCTTTAGGATATTTTTTAAAATATGCTGCCTCTGCATCAGCTTTACTCATAGGTGCAGTAAACTTACCATTATTCCATTCTGCTATTTCCCACTTGTCAAATCTACATTTTCTACCACCAAATGTTTTTATATAACCAAACGCAGACCCATCTCTAGATATTGCATCCATTAAATCTTTTACAAATGGTACGCTGTCATGATACTTATTAAATAATTTTGTTGCTTCATCCTTTGTAGACAAACCTAACTCTGCTTGTAGTTTTGCTTTACCCATACCATAGAACAGTCCAAGGTTAATTGTCTTAGCTTGTGTTCTAGATATATTAGCCATATCTGCAACAGTTTGGTGAAAGTCTACTTCATTGTTTTGAAATCTTTCTACTATTTCTGTAACTTCTTCATCACCTTTAAATTTTGTAGCCGCATAATGCACAACTAATCTTGGTTCTTGCTGTGAGTAATCAAAGCATCCCCATTTATGATTATTCTCTGGTATAAATAATGATCTAATCATAGGTCCTAGCTGCTTGTTTCTCGCTGGTATTTGTTGAAGGTTAGGATTTGAATATGAAAATCTACCAGTTACTGTGCCTCCACTATCACCCCTAATAGGATTTATATCTGCATGTATTCTACCTCTATGTTGATACTTGATAATCGTATCTATAAATGTAGTATGTGCTTTATTAATTTCTCTAGCTTTTGCTATTTTATTAACAATAGGATGCTTATGTTCTTGAAGAAAATTTTTAGTAAAGGAAGGTGCTTTTGATTTTGCAGTTCTTGCGTAAGGTAAATTTAATTTGTCAAAAACTTTGGCAATGCTTCTTGCAGCCCATATTTGAGGTTCTAGGTTGGTTTCTTTTTTTATTTCTAGGAGTAACATTTCTTCTTGTTTCGCTAATTCTTGTTTCAGTTTATGAGCTGCTTCAATGTCTACGCGCACTCCCTTAAACTTCATATCAATTAAACAAGGAAACAATTGTGTTTCAAGATCAAATACTTTTGTAAGATCTTGTGATTTAATTTCAATAGATAGTTTTTTAAATAAAGCTAAAGTCAGCTCTGCATCTTTCTCTGCATAAGAACCTACATACATTGCAGGTAGTTTCCACATCTCAGATTTTGCATCTATACCTGCTTTGTCAGCTGCTGCTCTTAATGCTGTCTCATCTTTTACTTGTCCAAGATAATCTATGGATAAACTATTAAGTGAATACCATAATCTATTCTCATCTACTAATGATGCCATAACCATTGTGTCAACAATATGGCCATTTATTTTAACACCGTATGCTCTTAACCAACACACATCATACATTGCATTGTGAAATAATTTTACATTTGGCAATGCACATACTTCTTTTATCCATCGCATTACTACAGCTTCATCAAAAAAATTTCCTTCTTTGTGTCCGAAAGAATAATAACCAGACCAACCTTCAACAGCTACAGCAACACCTACAATTTCTCCTTCATTTATTAATGCACCAGATCCTTTTGATTTTAAATTAGGATCTCTTGTCTCTAAGTCAATGGCTATATATTTATGATCCTTAAGATCAGGAAATGACTCAGGACTTATCCATTCGGTCTGTGCTTCAAACATTAACTATAATCTCTTTCTAATATCATTTCTAAATAATGTATTGCTTTCTTTATGTCTTCTTCTTTTCCCTTCGAAGAATGTCTGCATATATATTTTATAGCATTACCTTCCGCAAAAAGCAATTTGTTTTCATTTATAAACTCTGCGGGTTGGATCTTCATACTCTTGTAATGTTTTCCTCCAACTTGTTTTTCTAACGAATCGTACTCGACTCCTTTAAATATATCTTTATTTGTCATACTATTGGTCCCCCTATTGTGTAATAATAATCTGATGTTGGTTGCATAATATATAAGTTTTCTTTTGCTCTTGTTGTGCCTACATAAAATAGTCTGTGTTCAGCATCAGGATTTTCATATGCGCTACGATAAATAAATTCATCTTGCCCCTCTGTTCCATAATCTGTAAACAAACATACATTTTCACATTCTTTACCTTTAGACCCGTGTAAAGTTAATAATTGTATTTTTGATTTTTCCATTAATGTATCTCCTCTTTCTAATAATGTTTGCATATATTCTTTTGTATCTTCTGGAAAATGTAATTGTTTCCAATCACCATCTATTAGTAAACCGTGTTCACTTTTTAATTTATCTAAATCAACACTTGTTTCACGTTGTATAGTTTTACCATCTGAATAACCTCTACGAACGTGTCCTTTTTTTACTAATAAATAATCATAAAGTCTTTCAGCTTCTTCAGGAGAAACAAAAGCTCCTTGATTTAATCTTGTCCAAACTTGATAAGCTTCTAATATAGAATTAGGTAAATATTTATTTGCTCTGCCTGTAAATCTTACACCTAAAAAATAAAAATGTTCTGAAATACTAAGTAATAATTTATTAGTCCTAGCTAATATCATCCAATGTCCTTTAGAAAAATCTATTTCATCTAATGTATAATTAGGATAAACTGTTCCTTCTGCATCTCTTGGTATCCATTTCTTATCGATTCTACTTGTAAGTTGATTTAGTATTTTAATTGCCTCTCGATGCACAGCTCTAGGAACCCTTCTAGATACCTCTTGATCATCTCTTTCACCCTCTTGTTCCATAAAATAATTAGGATCTGCACCTTGAAACCCATATATAGTTTGGTCATCATCACCAGCCATATAGGCTCGTTTACATTTTGATTTTATGTAATCAAAACATTTCCATTGGTGAGGACTTAAGTCTTGGGCTTCATCGAGGAAGACAGCATCGAGTGGAGGACACCGATCTTCCTCGACAAACTTGTTAATCATATCATAGAACTCAACCATGTTAGTTCCCTCTTTAAATGATTTTAAATCTGTTTGTAATTGTATTGTAGAGTCTACATCTATTTCATGATGTTTCTGTAATTCAACAGCAGCGTTCTCTATAGAAATTAATTTAGATCTTGAATATTGTATTATTTGTAAATGTGTATTTTGATATTTAGGATTACCTGCTGCATCAACAGTGGTTTCAAAAGATATATTCACCCATTCAGGGTATTCTTGTTTAAACCTATTCCATTTTTTACCAGTAAGTAATTGTGTATTAGCATCTATATTAGACTCCCTCATACCCATAGCGTGCATTGTTGATATGTATTTTAATTTACTATTAGGAAATAATTCTGTAATTCTTTCTGCTGCCTCCTCTGAGGCAGCTCTACTAAATGTAATGTATACTATTTTTTCAGGATCAGTAGTATAATCATTTAATTCTTTTTTTAAATAATAGTTTACTAGTCTATATGTTTTACCAGTGCCTGGTGGACCCATTATTTTCTTTACTATAGCCATGGTGATTTTTCTACTTTTGTTGTTCTAGGGTTTGGTCTTTCCAATTTTATCGTAGGCATTTTTAATAATCTTACAGTCTTAACCCCTACTTTAGGTGATGTTTCTTCTGCTTCAAATAAAGATTGTAACAATCTCATTGTTTTTTGTTTAGGGTAAGTTTTTTCTGCCCAAGATTTTGTTTTTAATAAAAATTTCCAAAAATCTTTAAATTTAAAATATGTAAAACCATCTGTATCTGTAAATGCAATACCTCGCATAACATCTTTAAGTTCTTTACCTGGAGTTTTGTTTATATAATCTGCTAGTATTTCTTTTAGCTGCACGTCTAATTTAGATGATTCTGGTGCAGGTATAGTTTCTAAGTTTGCAAATAATTTTATAAGTAGTCTACGCCACATATGTTTAGGCACTGGCATCATTGGTTTGCCTATTTGATTCATGCAAGCCAATGAAAATTTTTCTGGATCGTGTAATGTTGCATCATCCACCTCAACACTTTCACCATCTATTGAAGCAAAGTATATCGGTGGATCAGAATCATATTTTCTTATTTCATTTATTTCTGGAGTTGGTGCATTATCTCCTACACCAAATTCTTTTGTTGCACATTTTTTAGCATCACAAAAACTATGTATTGGCTCATCTTTACATTTATAATTGTATTCTTTACTATCTAATGAACCTATTAAAGTATTTATTTCTGTTGCATCCAACGGTGGTGTCATAAATTGTTTGTTATAAGTAAACATATGACTTTGCCATTCTTCTTTGTCTGGGTATCTTTTTTTAAGATACACTCCAACATTATACATACAGTTATTTCTTTGGCCATCAGGCACACCATCGCTTAGTAATGTAACTAAACAAGGAGGCATTCCTTTAAATAAATCCGTTTTTTCTTTTTCACTTTCTATTTTTAACTCATTTAACTGTTCTAAAGTTAAAGAAACTTCATCGTACAAATTAAAAAATTCTTGTAATTTTAAAACACCTCCATCTAAATTATATGCATATCTAACTGTTCTTTCATTTGCATGATAAGGTAAATTTAAAAAACTACCTGTATCTCCTCTATCAACTCTTATATAATCTTGTTTAGGAAATATCTCTGCACTGGCAAAACCCATTGCAGATGCAATAAGTTTTAATTTTACTCTCATTACAGTTGCAGGTACAAAATCTTTGGTAAATAAAAATGCATGTGCACCACCAGACTTTGATCGACATACAATCATAGGTATATTTTTTTGTTTTAATTTTTGTATAAATTTTTTGTGATCAAATGGGTAAGTGTCAATATCTATGCACCCCCACTTGCATTTGTTTTCTTTAGTAATAGGCACAATACCTAAAGCTGGATCCTTGCCTTCTAAATGTTCTCGCCATAATTTTTTTGTTACAGGATTTGATATTGTAAAAGATTTAGTTTTGTGTTTACCCTTTTCGCTAAATTGATCTGTTTTGACAGTTTGACCGTAGGCACTATCTAAGCCTTCAAATATTTTTATAAATTTATCTAGTTCTATCATTTCCACTCGGTAGCGTAGGCGGCTCCAGTCTCCCTTTGCCGCCTACTATTCACACTATTTGCTAGCTAAACTAGTGTAAAATTTTTTAGCACGTTCATATAAAGTTGCATTTTTTACTGCACCCTCTTTTATGACATTATAACCATACCACTGATTACCTTTACCAGAATTTAACACTGTGGTTAGTTTATAAGAGTGGCTAAATGATGGCGGTGTGTATGGACCATTCTTTCCGTCAAGTGAAATGGACATCATCATTGAATTCCATTTTCTACTTATCTTACCTTGTGATGAACTCATTGAAATTAAAGCTTGTTCAGCTCCATCGTCACCAACGATTAACACAAAGTGTTGTCCAACAGTTAAGATGTAATTACCATTTTCCAATCTATCTTTACCTGAACCATCTTTATTTGTTTGTTCTAAAATATCAGAGCCATCTGGAAAAATATTTTCTGGTCTACCAGAACCTGTTCCAAAATCAGCCCACTCTTGATATTCTAGTTTGTAATGGCAAGGTATTACTGATACCCCTTTTGCTCCATCATACAGTTTTTTTGTTACTGTATTTAAAAGCATACCAGGTTCTGCACCTTCAACGTAATTTTGATTACGTCTTTGCGCTTCTCCTGAACCATTTTGTAAAAGTTTTAAAATAGGTAAAGCTAAACTAGTTGTCTTTACATTTTCAAAACCGTGGGAAGCATCATCTTCAAACAAAATTGTTGAAGGTAAGCTCGCCTCTTTTTTAAGTGTCATTTGTTTCTCGTCACTCATTTCTATCTCCTTGTTATTTTTGTACTGTTACCTGCGTAAGTTTTAAATAAATCAGAGGGCATCT